TGCTAATAACCAATACACAAATTTAAACCCAAATAGAAACTACCAACCATATCTTGCTCAACAAGTAGTTAATATGTTGAGAGAAGAGTATAAAGATACGACAATAATTAACTGTGTTTTACCTAATGAACCTCATTATAATGACACTATTAGATGTGATTTACATTGGACCCAGTTACATGAAATGTTGAAAGATGCGGAAGGGTTTGTGGCTATAGATAGTTGCTTAAATCATTTTTCTCCATCAGCAAATAAACGAGGTGTTGTAGTTTGGGGTAGCACACGTTGGACACAATTTGGCTATTCACACAACAAAAACATGCAATTTCATATGGGAAATAAATGGAATGAAGCTAAATATAATGATAGTGACCCAAGAAATAATATGGTAGAACCTAAGTTAATTCTTGATAATTTTAAAAAACTTGATAAAAATAAACCAGTTGCATGCGCAACAGAATAAGGAGAAAATATTATGAGTGAAGACGTAAAAACAGCAGAAGAAATAGCACAAGATTTTACAGCTATGGGACATTCAGTAACTTTAATTAATGAAGTTATTGCTGGAACACAAATGGCAGACGAAGAAGCTGCTGAAAAACAATCGGCTGTTGACAGAAATGTTGAACATTTAGAGCTTATGGTTGCTAAAGATTACTGGACTACTGAAAGTATGACAGCATCTAATTCTGCAATTACTGCTGGTAAAGCCTACACAGCTTAGTATTAATCTCCTGTAGATAACAAATGTTGATATAACTAGGGTTCTAGTATATTTTAAACTAGGGATTAATTTATGCTACAAAAAGTAAATTTCACACCAGGATTTAATAAACAGGTCACAGCAACTGGAGGCGAGAGTCAATGGATTGATGGTGATAATGTTAGATTTAGATATGGTTTACCAGAAAAAATAGGAGGTTGGGCTCAATTAGGTTCTGTAGATATTACAGGTCGTAATACAGCTATTCACCATTTTATAAATTCTTCAGGAATCAAGTACGCTGTTTTAGGTGGTAATAGAATTCTATACGCATACTCAGGGGGTATCTTTTATGATATTCACCCAATAAAAAACACAACAACATTAACAAGTGCTTTTACTACAACTAACGGAAAAGCAGTTGTTACAATAACTTTTGCTTCTTCACATAATATAAATGCAGGAGATATTATATTATTAGACAATTTTTCAGGTTTAACAGGGTCTAATTTTAACTCACAAAATTTTGATTTAAATAAATTTCAAGTAGTAAGTATACCAACTCCTGCAACATTAACAATTAATGTAGGTACCAATGAAACAGGAACAGGCGCTACAACATCCGGCGGTATTAGAGTACAACACTACTATCCAGTAGGTCCCGCTCAAGAAGTTGCATCAACTGGTTTTGGTCTTGGATCTTGGGGTGGAATACAACAAGGACAATTTACATCAACACTTTCTTCTTCAATTAACACAAGTGTTACAAGTCTATCTTTAGCAAGTTCAACATCTTTTGCATCATCTGGTACAGTGCAAATTGGATCAGAATTAATTACTTACACTTCTAATAGTAGTAATACTTTATCTGGATTAACAAGAGGAGCTTTAGGTACAACAGCTGCATCACATTCATCAGGTGCTACTGTGACAGATGCTTCTAATTATGTTGGATGGAATTCTGCTGCATCTGGAGACGTTATAACTGATCCTGGCATGTGGTCTTTAGATAATTTTGGTAATAAATTAATTGCAACAATTTTTAATGGAGAAAGTTTTGAATGGGATTCAAACCCAACAACAGCAAACAATACAAGAGCAACAAGAATATCTGGTGCTCCAACAGCATCTAGATTTAGTTTGGTGTCTACTCCAGATAGACACGTAGTATTTTTTGGAACAGAAACAACTATTGGCACAAAAACAACTCAAGACGAAATGTTTATAAGATTCTCGTCTCAAGAAGATATTAATACATACACACCAACAGCAAGTAATACTGCTGGTACACAAAGATTATCAGATGGTTCTAGAATTGTTGGAGCAATAAGAGGTAGAGATGCAATTTATGTTTGGACAGATACAGCTTTATTTGTAATGAAGTTTGTAGGTCCACCCTTTACTTTTTCATTTCAACAAGTAGGAACTAACTGTGGACTAATTGGTAAGAATGCAGCCGTTGAAGTTGATGGTGTTGCATATTGGATGTCAGACAATGGTTTCTTTAGATATTCTGGTAAACTAGAATCACTGCCTTGTTTAGTAGAAGATTTTGTCTATGACGATATTAATTTAATCCCTAAACAACATATCAACGCTGGTTTAAATAATTTGTTTGGTGAAGTTATGTGGTTTTACCCTAACTCAGGTTCAGGTGTAGTTAATAAAATGGTTGCGTATAATTATTTAGACTCATCAAAAGAAAGACCTGTATGGACTAGTGGCACGTTAGCTAGAACCGCGTGGCGAGATTCCGCAGTATTTGGTAAACCTCATGCAACCGAATACAATGCAAATGGTACCACAGCTACATCAAATAAAGATCATGTTTTTGGAAACCAAGAGGGTACCTCAACATACTTTGAACATGAAACAGGTTTAGATCAAATTAAAGAAGGAGCAACTACAGCTATTGCTGCACGTATTGAATCTGGAGATTTTGATATAGGTAATCAAGGTTTACAAGGAGATGGAGAATTTACAATGAAGATAAGAAGATTCGTACCAGACTTTTTATCTCAAACAGGTGATGCAATAGTTACATTAAATTTAAGAGATTACTCTAATGATTCACAGACAAGTTCTTCACTTGGTCCATTTACTATAAGCTCTTCAACAACAAAAGTTGACACCCGTGCAAGAGCAAGAGCTATATCTTTAAAAGTTGCTAATACAAGTACAGGTCAGTTTTGGAAACTAGGTACATTTAGATTAGATATACAACCAGATGGGAGAAGATAATGGCTAGAATTATACAATCATTAACACAACCAAACGATGAGTACGATCCACAGGTGCAGCAATCATTTGTAAGAGACATTGAAGGTATTGTAAATAAATTAAATACTACCTATCAACAAGATTTAAAAGACGAGTCAGAAGCGGAGGCAGTTTTCCTTGGCTAACTCATTTGTAAATAAAAAAGTAGACTTAACTACAACTAATGCTACAACAGTTTACACTGTACCAACAGCTACGACTGCAGTTATAAAATCTATATTAATATCAGAAGACTCTGGTAATGCGGACACTATAACTATAACTATTACAGACACAGCTAGCGCTGTATTTAGTGTATTTAAAACAAAAGCAGTGGGAGCAAATGCAACAGTAGAATTACTTACAGAACCTCTTGTTTTACAAGAAAGTGAAATATTAAAGGTGACTGCGGCAACAGCCAATAGACTACATATTATACTATCTTCTTTAGAAATAAAACCAAGAGAAGTTATAACATAGTCTTGATTTATCTATTAAAAACAGATAATAATATAAACTCAGGTACAATCCCTGCTTTAACTAATAGATAAAATTTATGATATCAAGATCTCAAATGAGAAGACAATTACGGGCTAATGGCGGCATTATGAATGCCAGACAAGGGTATGGTCTTGGTAGTTGGGTCAAAGAAAAAATTAGAAAACTTATTCCAAATGAACTAGCAGACATTGCAGTTAAAGCTGCACCGTTTGTTGCACCATTTAATCCTGCCATTGCAGGTTTAATGTCTGGTGTTGGTAGCTTTGATAAAACAGGTAGAGTAGGAGATTCTTTAAAAAAAGGAGCTATGAATTATGCTGGGGGTCAAGCAGCGAGATATTTAGGTGGAGCAGATTTTCAAGGTAATCCTTTTGAAGGTGGTGGAGCATTCAGAGGTGGATTAGAGGGACTTAAGGGAGGTTTTAGTTCTCCGTTAGGAACTGACACAGGTTTTAAATTAGGCACAGAAGCTACACCAAGTACAACAAGTGAAGGTAATTTAAACGCTCTTGCTGAGGGTCAAACCGGTGCAAAAGAAACATCTGAAATTTTATCCAATGCTAAAAATAAACCAACAAATTTTAAAGACGTGTTTCAAAACAAAGTAAGTAAATTTAGCAGTGGATTATTTGAAGGTGTTCCAATACTAGGAGAACTACCACCATTAGTACAACAACAAATATTAGTTGGTGGAGCGACATCAGCTGCAACATATATTTACGAGGCATTTATAATGGAGGAACCTCCACAAGATGAAAATGAAACTATGGAAGAATACCGAGCAAGAAGAAAAGAAAACGTAGGTAAAAAAATGAGAACTTACATGGATAACTATATGGCTTTTGATGCTGAATATTCTGCATTAGATGATGCAGGTAAAGATGCTTTTGTTGAAAGAAACAATAAAAACATGGGTGGCCTTATGAGACAAAATTATCAGACTGGTGGAATTACTATGTCAAATTCATTAGCACAAAACATAGCACAAAATAAAGCTAATCAAAGAGCAAGAGCACAAGAATTAGAACAGGCAAGATCAAGAATACCTGGTTATGTTGCAGCTGAAAAAGTATCAGCACCAACACCAGCTCCTATGATCGAAGAAATACAAGAGACTATACCACCACCTTCAAGACCTATAATAAAAAACCCAATGCCTTTACCAGATGAAAAATATAACCTAATGCCAAGACCAATGCCAAGACCAATGCCAAGACCAGGTCCAGCTATAGATCCAAATAATCCTTTGCAGCAATTAGAAAATTCTATTATAGGAAATCCAAATGCTGTAGGTGGTGACGTAGTTGATTTAGAAAAATTATATCCTAACCCACCAAAAAAATTAAACCCAATAATGGATCCAAGAGGTCTTACACCAGAAATGTTAGAGGCAATGGAAGATGGTACATTTGAAGAAAAATTTATGGGTCCACCAGATAATAATGATCAATCAGGCGGACAACAAAGCACAATCTTACCTGGCTCTGAAGATATAATGAGTGGTTTTGAAGAATTCTACAAAGAAAATTATGGAATGGGAACACCTTCAACAGCTGATGTTAGAACATACAAATTACCAAATGGTGAAATAGTACAAGGAAGTTCTACTTCTATGGGACAAACTAATGCATATTTAAAATCAATAGGTCAACCACCGGCAACTGATGTAAATTTATCTAGTGCAGGTTTATCTGGACTTCAACAAAACCCAGGTGGCCTTATGAGAACAGGTTTAGCAGATGGAACAAATGAAGACTTTCAAAAATACCTTAAAGGTAGAAAAAAATTTGAATCAGAAATGAATTTAGAACAATTATATAAAGAATATTTAGAAGATAAACGTAGACAAAAAATCTCAAAACAAAAAACAATGGCAGCTGATGGTGGCCTTATGAGATTAGGCTACATGATAGGTGGCGAAGCTAAACAAATGGAAGCCGGAGCACCCCCAATTATGTATTCAGGTAATATGGATCCTAATGCACCAAACGAGCAAGCAGGATTACCTTCAATACCAGGGCCTATTCAAATGGCAGAAGACGGACCAGAATTTGATATGAGAGAGAACGGTGGATTTCAACCATTAGGTAGACAAGAGGGTAAAGATGATGTACCTGCTATATTAGCCAAGAATGAATTCGTAATGACAGCAGACGCAGTTCGAGCAGCGGGTGGCGGGAGCATACAAAAAGGAGCACAGAAAATGTACGACACAATGAAAAAATTAGAAAGTAGAGTATCATAATGGCAGTTGTAGAACAAAGAAATTTACCACCAGAATATATTGAAGCGTTAGGT